ATTTTTGACATTTTTCACATAAAACCGATTTTTTGTTTAGTTGACATTTTCTAATTTTTTCTTTTACTTCTATCCTTTTCGAGGGGTTTTTATCACCTTTGATCCCACATCTACTATGATCCCTATTAAATCTTCCTTCATCCCAACATTTTTTTATTGATATTCCTCTTTTTTGTTTATCTACTCTAGAATTAAATTCTTTTTGTTTTTTCGGATCGTTGAATACACAATTAGATCTCCCATATCTCCAGCCATCTGGTAGTATTGCATCTTTGTTAATATATTTGTCTAAATCTCCGTTCGTTATCCATTTTTTGTTAGAAACAGTATCACCACCATCGCCTTCTTCAATTTTACGATTAGCCCATTTATCAGAATTGACTATATCGAATTCTAATGATTTTTGTATCGCTATTTTTTTAAACTCTTCAAAATTTTCATTTTCATAAATTAATTCTGTACTAAAATCGAATCCATAAATAAGTAAATGATTTATCCAGTCAATTCCAGAACCCGTATAAGATTTATAATTTTCTTTTCTAGTGTAACAAAGATATTTGAGTCCAGATTGATTGTGAGTTTTTATCATAAGTTTGTGTTTCATGTTACGGTTCCTTTTAATTGTTTATTATTAAATGGACGTATTTTATAATGTTTTTTGAAACTATTATATCAGACACCTTGTGTAAATTTCTCCCATTCTATAGCATTGCGTATATTGAAACTTCTTTGATGTATTTCTTTAATAATTTTTTCACAACAATCAACAAATAATTCTGCGTATTGTAGTTTATTCTTAATTTCCATAATATCAGAATCACCATCTACCATAATGTTAACATCAGCACGCAAATATTTTTCTCTCATAGGTTCCCAACCGAGTTCTTTAATTTCATCAGTTCCATTAAGATGACCTGAATAATATCTGAACTTTAGTTTTGACAATTTATTACAATCATTTTGTAATTTTTGTGTACGAAGTTTTTGCGTTTTATATACTTCTATGTACTTTGCATGAAGATTGGATAATTTTACAGATTCGGAACCAAGCCTAGTCTCATCAATTTTAGCATCTGTTGCCCATGCTAGCATTAACTCATCAATCGTTTTGATCATATAAACACCTTTTGCATAATGAATGAATATAATTCAAATATCAAATAATGTCAACGGTAAAGTAATTATATCTCAAAGAAATTGTTGATGTCATAACTTGATTAGCATCAGAAGTAGAGTCGAAAGGTAATGCGCCTAATGATGTTGGGAAACAATCTTTGAACTTAACACGAATATTAGTTTTATTGTTATTGGTCAATATGGTTAATGTGGCATCAGACATATTACCACCGAAATCTGATTTTTCTTTAATCATCCTTCTATATTGATCAAAGTTTTCCGGAAAAGTTAATCCAACCATCCAATCATATATTTCTAACCAGGTTCTTAAATCTTCATCAACAAGAAATGTTATATCTAATGGTTCGTAATTTAATTTCTCACCAGGATGATACAAATCTACGAATGGTGTATTCCTAATTATTTCTGATAGAGAAGCTCCAGGTAAACTAACATTTTGACAAAAATATGTAAGATTAGGCATTCTTGCAAAAATGAACTGAAACTTTGTAGGTTGCAATAAATTTGTATTAGTTGAACTAGGGTTTAGTTGTACCATGACATACACCTCTTTGATATTTATGCATAAAAAAAGAGGGGAGGTTTTACACCTCCCCTCAAGTTGTAGTATTGTTTTATTATTGTTGACTACAGATCACATCAAGTTTGCGACTTTGAAGATTCTGTAGTAGAAGTTAGAACGATTAGTTAGTACACCAAGACCAGCTGTTGTGCCTTCAGCGAATGGATTTGCTACCATGCCGTAACGAGTCTTGAAACCAATACGTGGCTGGAAGGTATCCTGTCCGATAGCACGAACCATCTGTAGAGGTACATATGGGCAATAGAACAAGCCAGCATCATAAGGAGAAGTTCCCTTATAACCAACTGTTACAAGTTCTGATGCATTTGTACCAGGCGATGATACTGAACCATAATATGGATCAATATAAACCTTGATACGGTTGTGTAGAAGACCAGCAAAAGTATTGCCTGTGTCATCAACTGTTAGATCAGCTTGTAGTGCTGGAGTATACTGTAGAACACCAGCCATTGCCATTGCAGATGCAACGTCAGAAGAGCATACTACAATGTTACCCTTACCGCGACGAGTTGTACGAGCAATAACATTTGCTTCGCGCTCGATTTGGAAGATTAGACCCTTGAACTTTTCAACTGACCAACGACCATTAGAATCTGTGTCTAGGTCGAATGTACCAGCTGTTGTTGTACCAGCAGAGCAACCTAGCTTTGCTGTGGCATAAATCGTGCGAATAACTTCACGATTAATTTCCGAAAGAATTTCGGTTGACAGAATGTTTGCTAGTTCTGTCTCAGCATCAAGACCATGAATTGCCTTCAAGTCTTGTGCCAATTCTAGCGTATATTCTGCCTTTAGTGCACGCTCACGAGCAGTTACTGTAACTTTCTCGATCGAGAATGCCATTTCTGCAAAAATGTTTGTGCCAGAGTCACCAAGTGCTTCACCTTGTGATGTTGACATACCATTACCAGTGTTGGCAAGAGTATAATCGAAATAACCATCGCCTTGAGAAGACTGATGATTCTGCGATGCGCCGTTTGCACCAAGTTTGTTAGCAGCAGAGAACTTAGTATTCGCTTCGTTGAAGAATGCTTCTGTTCCTGTCTGTGAATCATACTTAGAGCGCATTGCGAAGATCAAGCCAGTTGGACCAGTCATTGGCTGAACACCGCAAATGTCATATGCGATCAAGTTTGGTAGCGCACGACGAACCAATGAAATCAAGATTGGGTCATAATTGCTGATTGAGGCACCAGTTGCATTTGTTGGAGCTGATTCTGCTAGGAAGCTACGATCACCACCCATAAATGCTGCCTGTTGAGCAGAAGCGATCTGCTGATTTTCGAGAACCATGGCAGTTACGGCTCTCTTATATGCGTCTCTGATCTTAGGTAGTTCTGGGTGATCCAGAACTGGAGACCATTTATTGACAAGTTGTTCTGTTAGTAACATTTTTAGTAAACTCCTTTATTGATTTATTATTTGATAACTGTTCTACTAATTGAATTAACATATGCTGCCATTACTGGATCAGCGATTTTTCTTTGTGCGGCTTGTTCTTTTGCTGCTGATTCGGTTTGTTCTACAACGTCCACTTCTTCATCAATTCTTCTATTGATTGAATTAGACTTTGTTGGGAAATAACTTTCGCGCAAAGTTGCCAAGCTTTCTGCATAGTCTTCTTCACTTACAAATTCAACACCCTCAGATAGAGACTTCATTTTCTCAGTCTGTGTAGATGTCAATCCCTCGCATACTGTAGTAAGAATTTCTCTTTTAGCATATTCTTTTAATTGTTTTGTTAGTTCAACAGCATTTGAGATTTCTTCGTTCAACTTGTTTTCAAGTTCAACTACATGGCTAGATAGCTCTTCAACAACATTAACCTTTTCTTCTGGAATGTCGATGTAGTGCTCAGCAAACAAGTTGCGCAAACCAGCAATAAAGTCTTCTGTTAGTTCAGAACGAAGACCAGATTCAATTGCTAGTTCGTTTTCTTTGACCCACTCTTCAACAACATAATTTAGGTAGTCATCTACTTTTGTGGTCATTTCTTCTTTTAGCTGCTCGGATACTTCTTCAAGGATTTCAGCATACTGTTCCTGTAGTTTCTCTTCGACTTTAGCAACCTTAGCTGCAACAGCAGCTTCAAAAATAGTCGCAGCTTTCTTCATGAAGGCTTCAGAGAGGTTTTCGCCATGGAAAAGAGCGTTAAGATCTTCTTTCATATCATGCTTTTTATCTTCATCCTCATCTTCGTCTTCATCTTCATCTTCTTTTTCATCTTCTTCTTTCATATGCTCTTTGTCTTCGTCTTCATCTTCATCTTTCATATGCTCTTTGTCTTCATCTTCGTCGTCCTCTTCATCTTCTTCATTTACTTGAGGAGGAGATTTTTGCATAGGAAATTTTGAAGCAGGCGCTGGTTTTGCACCAGGAGGTGTAGCAGTAGGAGTAGCTCCGATTGCCTTTTCAACACCAGCTTCATCAGCAGCTGCGATTGCTTGTTGAATTGTTTCAGGATTACCTTCCTGACCAGGTGTTGCAATGTTAGGTTTAAAACCTGTTGATCCCATTGGTTCTGATGTTTGTGACATCGGTTTCAATGTAGCCATGTTGCCGCTTAAAATTGCTGCAGCAGCTTCAGCTAGATTTTTCTTCTTACCCATTTATTGGCTCCTTTTATTATACTATTTATATTTTTAGAGTTTTGAGATAAAGTTTTTAAATATACGAAGTTTCACTTCTTCTAAATCTTTTCTATGAGCTTCATTTAATGCTTTCTTTGCACGATCATAATCTACTTCTTTCCAACGCCCATTTTCTAAAATCCATTCTTTACCTTCCATAATACCTCTTACAAAAGCATCAGGTGCCGAAGGATCTGCAACAATATCTGCTGCTGTTGCCAAATAAAAATCATCCTGTACCATGTTCACACCGTTTTTGGACTTTAATGATCCCAAACCTCTAGAAGAAACACCTAGTCTAGCGCCTTCATCGATAAGATTTTTCACAATTTTACCATAAGGAGTATCTAAAATCTTAGCCTTTCCCACATAGTTTGTACCTTCTTGTTTCAAATTTTTGATCATATGTGATACACGATCTAAATTAATCGTAGGTGTATCTGGATGACCCAACTCACCAAATGCTCTATTTTGCATAATATAATTAGTTGTATATCTTGCTACTTCTCTTTGAAGAATGTCCATAGGATATACTCTACCATTACGATTTTGTTTTTCAGCCTGAAGAAAAACGCCCTCGATAAAATGTTCTTTTTGACCTACTGAATTTTCTTCGGTCAAATATCTAACTTCTTCGTAAACTTCTTTTATAAGTTTCATACGCCTAATGCCTTCCTCTTCATCATAGAACGTTTGCGTTTCTGAAGAGCACGAGCCAATTTAGCGCGGCGCTTAATTTTTGCTTTACGAGCACCCATCATACGTGCTCTTCTTTCTGAAGCAGACATACGAACAAGTTTACCACCGCGAAGTGTCATACCTTTTACAGCAGACTTTCTTACGCGACGCTCTACCTTACCACCACGAATGCGCGCCTTAATTAATTTAATTCTAGGCGCCTCTTCTAATGTTTCTTCGCTCGCATTTTGTAATGCTTCAGAAAGTTCAGCTACACCATGTTTTGCAGCAACAATTTTTTTAGCCTCCAGTAATTTATCTCTAAGAATGTCTACAAACGATTCTGAAAGACTTTCATTAGCTTTAGCTAAATTATTTTCTAAAATTGATTCAACTAATTTTTTTGATGTTGACATCTTTTTAAACCCTATCGACTGTTGAATAATCTTCAGAATGTTTTCTGAAATCAGCTATAATCGTATATGAGCAACCAGTAGCAGCAAAATTTACAGTCTGTAAACCAACATTACCGTTAGCTCCTGCACCAGAAGCATTGTTCAATATCACTATTCCATCACCACCTTCAGCGAAATCCATTTGACCGCAACCAGACAATGTTAACATTGTTTGATTCGGTGTTCCATTCCAATATAACTCTACATAACCATTACCTGCTGCTTGACCAGGAGCCACATCATATATTACCTTTTTCAAAGATAAACGATATATTCCCTTACGGTCTGTCCCAGTTCCTAACAATTGATTATTAGCATTCAAAGAAAAATTTAAACCACCAGCATCAATCTTCAATGCAGTTGGCTCTGCAGTATTACCAGTCCATTTGTATACAACACGACGTTCAGAATCAATCAATTTTTGAGATGTATTTGCCATATTACTTTCCTAAACTGTGTGCGCCATGTGCAAACGCTGCAACTTTGGCAAAATTATTCTTATCTACATTCACCATATGTTCAATTTTATGTTGATTTACAGGATTTACTTTAGAGTACAATGCAAGAATTGCCTTAGCAGTCATAACATCAACATCCATGTCGGTGCTATCTTCGAATGTCAAAGTACCCTCTTGATTTGATTGCACAATATTTTCAAGAGTTGGCATATTGCCTCTTCTATCTGCTTTTTTTTCTGCTTCTTCCTCTTCAACCTGTAATATGTTCTTGTCGTCCATGTCCGAATATGGAATTGAAATATACTTGTCAATTTTATCAGCATGATATAATGCTACTTTTCTCCCATCAGGGAAAATACGAATTGCTTTACGTTTCAACAAAATAATGTTCGGAGGATCCATTTTGAATGACAATGTTTCATTCAAAATTAAATTTTTTTGTTTCGTTAAAGATTCAGAAATAAATGTTCTAAGAGTCTTCATGTTTTACTTTGTTTTCTTAGAAACAAAAAAAGATTTTGCTACATCAGCTTTTTTGCTCTCGAGAATATTCATTGCTTTACCAGAAACAACTTTCGCCAAATTTTCTTTCAATGTATCATATTTGCTGTTGTAGATATTTTCTACAAGATTTTTGACAGTTTCTCTGCTCATAGAAGTTCTCTCCGATCTTTGATTATTCTTAATATGTTATTTATATTACTTTTATTTTCAACCTTTAAATTTTTATCAACCAAATCATCCAATTGACTTACGCCAGGATTAGTTGTATTTTGAAATGCAGTATTCATATCAACTTGTCCAGCTGATTGATCAGGTGAAGAATTAGCATCAACTTGTCCAGCTGATTGATCAGGTTGAGGTTGTGAAGAATTATCTGTTGGTTGTGCTTGTTGTTGATTTTGTTGTGGAGTAGCACCTGATTGTATAGCTGTTAATTCAGCAGTTTTTTGTGCTATTTCTATCATTTCTTGTTTTTCATCTTCTATTTGTTTTTTAATTTGTTCAATCTCATCTTCATTTTGATTCAATATATTTTTGCGAGCCCACTCCATAGAAAAGTATTTACCAATATATGGATCTGCTAATTGCAAAACAGTTATTCTATTTTGAATCAATTCTGCCTTTTTTAACTCTTCAAAATTATTATCTGTAATGAAATCATAATAAATGTTTTCTTTAAATTCGTTCCATTCTTCAACAGTACAAATACCTTTTAAGGATAACTGAATTCTTAAAGCTTCATCGAATAATGTAGAAAATTTATTGCGCAATCTAAAAACAAATTTGGAAAATTTAAGTTCATCGCGAGTAATTTCAGTTGTGCGACCTAAAGAGAAACCTTGTTGTTGTTCTAAACGCGAAATTGGAATACCTAAAGATTTATAAAGTTTGCGTTCAAAATATTTGACATCTTCCATTTCGCCCAAATTTTGTCCACCAGGCAAAGTTTGAATTTCTGTGCCTTTACCACCTTCGCGACGTGGCAACCAAAAATCTTCTAACATAGATAAATGTTTGCGATCATCTTTTATTTCGCCTGTAGCAGAATCGTAAACTAATTTGTTACGATACTTAACCATTAGATCGCGCAAATATTGTTCTGCTTTAATTTTAGGTAGGTTACCAACATCAATATAAAATACACGACGTTCAGGTGCGCGAGATAATCTGTAAATAACTGTCGCATCTTCAACCATACGAAGCTGATTTAATGGTTTAATTGCTTTGTGTAAGTATGACAATACCATTGCACGACGCGAATCCATCAAACCTGAATTCACATTTAAGATAGAATCAGTGGCAATTCTCATACCTAAGTTGGAATGCGCACCAATAATACCTCTTTCATTATAAAGATAATATTCTTTAACTGTTTTAATAATATCCGCACCAGTTTCAGCATCTTTCGTTTTTTGAATTTCTCTAACTTTTCTGATGCGTCTTGGATCGATATATCTAAGTTCTTTTATACCTAAACGAGGTTGAGTTTGATCGATAATAACATGATAGAACATTCTTCCGTCAATGTACCAGCGACGAAACAGTTCTGAACCCATATTACCAAAATTCAATAATTGAAGAATATATTTAAACTCTTCTCTTATCTTACTTTTAATTTTGTCAGGTAATTTAAGTTCATCAAGGTTAATATCTAACGGTAAATCATGACCTTGCATAACGATGGCTTCATTAACGATATCGTCAACAGCTGTTTCAAGTTCTGGTTGCATTGCCATTTCACGATATCGAGTAATTAATTCGATTTCGTTACGGACAACGCCTTCCATATCGACATACGTGCCAAAATAAGCTCCAGTTTGAAGCGTAACTGCACCATCGTCGTTTTGGGGAAGAGCAAAAGACTTCTCTTTTTCTACAAGATTGTCTGTTTGCCCTTCCTTATCCTTCGTTTTTTCGTTTGTTATTTGGAATCCAAATAACTTCCAGTTAGCCATTTACTTTCCTTTTTTCAAAAATCATAATATATTTGTATATTAGATAGTCAGAATACCTTCTCTATTTGTTGTAGTAGTTATTGTCGAAGCACGAACATCAGTTGTATCAGATAGCCAGTACTGATACTGGAATGTCACAGCGAATTCTTCGATTGTGTCATTTGCACCCCAATCTAGATCAATTGGTGATACATCGATTGGGAACATATCTTTGAACTGATATGTTTTTAGAACTCTACCTGCTTTACCATATTGAACAACATTAGCATCTCTGACAT